ATCAATGCTATGCACCACCTCATGTAACAAAGTGTCAGCTTCCAAGAAAGGATGCTGCCCACTCTTTATATCAATTCTCAAGTTGTCATAGTCACATTGACCACAAAGCTCTTGCAAATCTTCTTTGATGACTACTTGATACTTTCTACCTAATATAGTTATAGCTGATGGAAGAGACATATTCTATCACTTTGTTTTATATTCTGTTTCATTCCATAGCCCAATCTTATATTTATTCTCTGGACGGAATATGGTTAGCTTCTGACCACGCATCTCAGGAGCAAATGACAGATGGGTCCAAGATGAGAACTCATGTATCATTTGATCAAACTTAATACCAGCAGCTTCAATGGCTTTACACACTGCCAATGGGTTACCGAATTCTTTACAAACAAAATCAATTGCCCAGCCATCCATATGGCTAGACACCTTACTACCACCTACAGCAACATTAACCTCAGGTAAACGTAGCCATGAGCTAACATGAATGGGCTTGCCTAGCAGAGCACGAATCTGCTCCATACTAGCAGCAGCCTTCTTCATGTTCTCCAGTTGCTGTGTGTCTGGCTGGTTGCTGATGCCTAGACGTACAGCAGTTTCAGAGAACGTTGCTTCTTCAAGAGTAAAATGTTCAGACAGTTGCATATTAATGTTTATGGCTTGCACCAAAGTAATAGCTGAGCACCATAACTAAAGCACCATCCAATGTACCTAGCACACGGATAATGATTTCACGCATTTCAGTTGCAACTATATTTGTTAGCAAGTGATATTGAATGAATCCCCATGCAACGACTACAACCAAAGCAAGGATAGGTGTAACCGACTTGTTTAACAAAGGTGTATCTGAGCTTGTGGCTAAAGCAACTTCGTTCTTACGAGCAGAGTCACGGTCAGCAGCATCAAGCTTTGCATACTCAAGCTCCAGTTCAGCAATCTTCTGAGCAGCCTGTGGGTCACCAGCAATAGCCTTTGCAACCGACTCAACAGAATCAGACACATTAAATTTAGAAGCCAGCGCTGACACAGCGACAGCCCCCATTGGTCCCATAACAGCAGTTGCTAGTGTAGGAGCCAGCCCTTTAAGTAATCCAAATAAGTCATTCATTTATTTCTCCAACATATTTCTGCTTGTTTTTTATAGTAGTCTGCTTTCTTATCATGCTCACGCACAAACCACGAAGCACACACTATCACTACGACAATGAGTAAAGTGATGGCAAAGGTAACTGCCCAAACTAATAACCCCATCGCCATTCCCTCTCATACCGTATTAACCAAGTTAAAAACCACATAGATGTGTACACATAAACTATTGCAACTACTACTGCTATGTAAATATGTATCTTCTCTTTGATCCTTCTAAGCTTCTCTTCTCTCTTTAGACGTTCCTGTCTTTCAGCTTCTTGTTGAAGTTTAGTTATTACTTTGGCTTCTTCAACTAGCTTGTCTCTCTCAGCCTGTATCTCCACCCACAAGTCGGGCATACCCAACTCATATCTAACCATGTGTTCTAAGTCTTTGTAATATTGCCTGATCTGCCTAACGTGCATCACGTTATCAATAGCTTGCATGGTTACATTCTTAACCTTCCCCTGCTTTGCAAGCTCCTTAGTCTCTTCTTGCTTCTTCTTGTAGTCTTCTTCTAGTTGTTCTTGACCGTGAAAAAACCTCGACAATAATCCACCAACTTCACCAGCAATACCCGCCACCTCACCGCCAGTGCTTTTAATATCTTTATAAGCTTCAACAACAGACTTGATACCTTCATATGCAAGTTTGCAAGCTCCAAAAATAAGCGTTGGATCCACATCACTTCTTCACTTCTTTATAGATTTGGTATATCTTTAAACCAATCATCAAGACGGTGTAAACAAGCGTAGCCCATAACACTATCTCACTCACCTGATAGCCATATACGGTTGCTAATGACACGCTTACAGGTGGTGCTACCTTGGCTGCAATAGCTCCTACGGTTTCATCGTGGTGTGTCATTTGAGAGATAGTTGATATAGAGTGTCTAAGAAGAAACCAATGATTTCATCAATGACATTTTGAATGGCACTATCAGATTGATCTGCCACAGAATAACGACAACCTTCAACTTCATCTAAGATTTGTTTCAATACGCTAGTGATGTCACCAGTGTATTCATCTTCACAAACACAGACATCTAAACGTTGACCAGTACGTCCTTGATATTTCTGAGCTAAGCTATCTGCTAATGGAACAATACCATCGTAGAAGTTGGCTAATGTTTGATGCTCAGCAAAGCTAGTTGTTTTCAAATGAGCATTGTGTGCAAGGGTACGAGCTAAGAATAACGTACCAATGACTTCACCCATGTCATAGTCTGTTTCTTCTTGCATGTTGCGTTGTGGTCTTTGTATTAACATAATGTTTTCCTTTTTATGGAGCTTACTCCGTAGGCTCTGGCTTTGGCAACTGAGGTTCTACCTGACTACGCAACTTTGTGTACAACGGGTAGGCGTTGGACTGTGTGGGTAATTGACCGATGATGTTAATTACGTCAACGGCTTCTTGTGCGGTCAGGGTGATGGCAATGTCGCTCATGCTGATGCTTCCTCTAGCGGGGTCATGTTCTCAGTTGTCCAATAGTCCTTGGCAAGCATAATCTTTAGATGCTCTTTGTTACGAGCCAAGCAGTCTGCCCAATCTTCTGCTGTCATGCCTTTGGGCTGTCCAGCGTTAATCAGGTTAACTGAGTCCATTGCGGCACTAAAGTGGCGAGCAATTTCTTCTGCGGTGATGGTGGTTTCTGACATGGTTTTCTCCTATTATGGATGGGTTGCTTTATATGCGTCAAACTCTGCTTTGAGTTCTTGTATAGCCGCTGTTAGTGTTGCTACTAGGAACGAAACATCAATACCTTGATACTTAGGATTGCCGTCAGCATCAACCGCATCTTTTTCACCAGTAACACAATCAGGAACTACGGCTTGTAGTTCATGGGCAATAAACCCTTCACCATCAGACCCATCTACTTTCCACTTGTATGTAACGGGTTTTAATAGTGCAACTTTATCTAAAGCACCAGTCATCGAAACAATGTTTTCTTTTAGGCGGTAATCGGATGAAGTGTTGTATTGGATATTTGTTGCATTGCCACTAATACTTCCAATCGTTGTTCCACTCTGTGCAAAATTAAGAAAAGTTCCGCTATTGTTGGCATTAGTCTGTTTCATTGTAATGCCGACATTAGACGCTGAATCAAAACCAATATTTGTTTTTCCGCTTTGAAATGCCGCAGTAACACCAATACAAACATCACCAGCAGAGGTGATACGCATACGCTCTGCGGCATTTGTATAAAAAACAATTGGGTTCGCACCAGAACGATAAAGTACGCCAGCATAAGCCGCACCAAATTCTGTTCCCGCACTATTGTCAAGACCAATTTGAAATGCGCCACCTGTATTATTAGCGGCAAAATAGGCTGTATTTGTTCCAGTAGTAGAAGTAACGAACACCTTTGCGGTTGTTGCTTGAACATCTAAGCGTTGTGCTGGCGAACTTGTACCAATCCCCACATCGCCACCAGAGGTGATACGCATACGCTCTGCACTATTTGCCCAAAAAACTAATCTGCCATTTGTAGCATCTGCGCCAAATCCATTATTCCCAGAAGAGTCTGCGGAAAAATAAGATTCAGTTGCCGCATTAACTACATATCCAGTAGCAAAAGATGTCCTTGCAAATCTAGCAACTATTGAACTTGTGGAGGCTACATCTAACTTGTAAGTTGGCGTAACACCAATCCCCACATTCTGTGAAGCGTCTATCGTGAGTGCGGCTGTAGATGCAGTTTGTAGTTGCAAAATTCCACTGGTATCGGCAGTTTGAACCAATCCCGAAACGGTGGATGCATTTATAGTCGTAGTCAATTTGTTACCCCTTTATTCTTGCAATTATCAAAATGCCACCTTGGCATTGCCGTTACACCGCCAATTTTTCCACAGTGCGGGCAGGTTGTAAGTTCATGCTTTCTGCCAACATGGGCAAGACTGAGGGCTTTTCTACCTTCTTCTGTCAGGTTGTAACCAACCGCCAATCTTGAAGCCCGCATCTTCTCAATTGTTTCTGGAGTGAGGGTCTTCCCTTTGCGGGGGCTTGGCTTGCCCTTTTTAGCAAGAGACAGTTTAAGCCTGTACTCTTCAGAAAACTTTTTACCAAACCAAATATTCTTTGCGCCAGACCTATTTAGCCCCTGTTTTTTGTAGACCTCTGGGCTGTGCCTTATGCCTTTTAAAGCCTGACTTACCGCAAGTCTTGTCTCTTCTGTCATTGGAACGCCTTTGTTCCAAGGAGTAAACCCAGCCTTAAATCCTGTACCAGTAGTATTTATTGGAGGCTTACCCCCACCCACCGCAATGTTCCAACCAATGTTTTTCTCTGGGCGCAACTTACGCTCAATGTCCAAACAGTAGTCTTCCTCGGCAATCAGGATTTGTTTTTTGACAAGCAAGTCCCACCCGTAGAGTTTTACCGCATTGGCAAAGTGCCTGTTTTCTTGATGCCTACGGTGGTCAATCCATCGCTTTCTAGCATTTACGGACACACCAATGTACCCCTGACTGAACATATCTGTATGGTCAGGGTGGTGAATCCAATAGACGCTAGTTGTCATGTCTTATCCTTTCAGAGCCGCAAGTTCGGCTTTTACTGTATCTAGTTCGGCTTTTAGTTCTTGGATTGCGGCAGTTAGTGTTGCTATCAAGAAAGATGTGTCTATACCTTGAGGCATGATTGAGTTATCTTCTTTTACAGCATCTTTTTCACCAGTAACGGCATTAGGGCATATTTCTGCTAACTCATGCGCTATAAAGCCTTCTCCATCTGTGCCATCAGACTTCCATTTATAGGTTACTGGTTTGAGTAATGCTACCTTTGCCAACGCACCCGTCATAGGTTGCACATCTTCTTTTAGGCGGTAATCAGATGATGTGTTGTAGGCGGTTGTTGTACCGCTTACGGCAACAGTTCCGCAAGTAGAAAATGAATTTCCGTTATTACCCCAAATAGCACCATAGTAAGTACCAGTTCCACTTGTATTTGTTGATTGGAAAGCGGCATTTCCATTTCCTACTTGTGTAATTATTGCGTTGGCACTACCAACAAATGTTGCTATACCTGTTTGTGATAAAACATTTCCAGTATTTACAAATAATTGACCACTGCTATTAAACCAACCTCTCATGTTTCCTTCGCCATCAGACAACACAATATGGTTTGAAAGGGTGCGCATATCCAAGAAACTTTGGTTGCCGTCATAACCACCCAAAATTGTATTTTTTGAGCCAGTAGTGATTGCCGCACCAGCACCATTTGTGTAATACCCACCAGCACCAACAAAAGTATTTCCAATACCAGTTGATAAAAGACCAGCCTGTCTACCAATATATGTACTTCCAGCCCCTGTGGTATTTGTATACCCCGCTTGATAACCTACTGCTGTGTTGTTAGATGCTGTGGTGTTGTTTTGAAGTGCGGCTTGACCACAGGCAACATTAAAATTGCCAGTCGTGTTAGCCGATAAAGATGCCACACCAAATCCAGCGTTGTTACTGCCAGTTGTGTTTGCCGCTAAAGAGTTAATTCCAAAACCAGCATTCACATTGCCAGAAGTGTTTACGCTTAAAACATTTGAACCAAATGCGGCATTGTTAGCCCCAGTATTAGAAGCGTTAGCCAAAGCACCAGCACCCACAGCCGTATTAGTAGCAACATTACCTCCGCCTTGACCAACAGTAACTCCGTCAATCGTGGCATCGCCCGTAACTGTCAGTGCCGCAAATGATGGAGAACCACCACTCACCGCCATAGTTCCTGATGCGGAGGGTAGTGTGACTGTGACTG